TCGGAAGCGACGGACGGATTGCCTTATATGTAGATGAAGCAAATCGGTCCTGGTGTACTTCCAGCGCCTCCAACGATCATCGGGCCATTACCATTGAGGTGGCCAACAATGGTGGGGCGCCGGATTGGCCGGTGTCAGACAAAGCCTACGCCGCATTGCTGGACCTATTGACGGATATCTGCCGGAGAAATGGGATCAAGAAACTGCTGTGGAGAGGGGATAAATCCCTGATCGGCCAGGTGGACAAGCAGAATATGACGGTTCACCGGTGGTTCGCCGCCAAGGCGTGCCCGGGGGATTATCTATACAATCGGCACGGAGAGATTGCCGCCGAAGTCAACCGGCGGCTGGAAGGAGAGGATGAACCCATGGATATTGCAAAGTTGATCTCTGAAATGACCAACGAACAAGCCTACCAGCTCATGCAGAAAGCAGAGCTCCACGCGAAGACGCTGTCTGAGCCCGCTTGGTCCCAACAGGAGGGACATTGGGCAAAGGCCATGGAAAATGGTATTGTAGACGGTACAAGCCCGGAGAGGCCCATGAAACGGGATGAAGTGATCGCGGTTTTGGGACGAAAAGGAATCTTGTAAAATAGGATAAAAGTAACCTTGTCTTCTATATTTCTAATTTTATCAAGGTTAAAGCACATAATGGATTTTCGAAAGATCCTTTCCCCAAATAAAATTGCCTGGTTGAAAGAAGTTAGTTCCGATATTGATAACAATATCTCTGTGTTCTGTATTTTGAACTAAAAACCGGTATTCTTGTTGATTTTGATAAGGAAAACAATTCTTGTGCATATATGCTTCTATGGCATAAGCATCACTGAATAAAGGATGCAGGATATCATAAAGATGGTCGTCATAACATACTGGAGCAAATTTATATGGAACTCCAATCTTCTTGGCAGCTGATTCTACTACGTCCAGAAACCCGATACTATCTCGAATAAAAAGAAAACTATAATTAGACCACTCGTCATTTCCGATAATCCCAGGGATGAATCCTGGATGAAGATGTATTGCGATTCTATTTTGGGAGATATACTCTAAGTTTTCCTCATAAATGGAACGAATACAATAAATGCACTCATTCCCTTTTATTGTAATTTTTCCGGAAGAACGACTATCAACAAAGTGAGGCTTTCTTTCTGACCCAATATCGATTAGAATCTTTCCATGCTCTGATAGAGCTCCTTCAAATAAATCAAGTTTTTCAACATCATACTGATTCTTATCTCGGAAAGATTCCGCCAATGAAAAATAGAGATTTCCATATAGCACTAAATCTTCAATGTATTCTGTTTTCGCTATTTTGAGGAATCCAATAATCTTTTTCATAAAATTCCTTTCTTTTGTGTATTAAACTTCTATCCACATACAAGATGGATTCCCTCCGGAAAGATATCTCTGTTTATGAAATTTATCACACTTTTATCACATGTAATCCCTATTAAACCAAATGTTTCTACCCCTCTCTACAAAAAGTCGCTTTTCCCCATGTTTATGCTAAATTTATAAAATTGCTAACATATAAGGGTTTTTTATAATTTTAATCTCAAAAAACAAAGAAAGCGACCTA